AGCTTACAAAACATGGAGGAGTATCGTGAGATACACACAAAGCTGCGTGAGTATCAAGTAGGGACTCTAACAGCAGTCGAGTGTATCGATTATCTTGATCGGCTTTATGCTGTTAGACATGATCTTGTAGATCAAATGATTAAGCATGACTGGTCAGACAATAAGGATGTAGAAGAACCAATCTCAAAAATTCTCTTGATGGCAGGGATCCCTGAAAATGTGCTAACTGGTATGGAAAAAAAGATGATACCTAATCATCCAAGTGGAAAGACACTAAAGGCATTTTTCAAAATGACACCTGACAATTACAAGATTTCCGGTTTTACTATTGAGATAGTAGAGGTTACTGTCACAGCAGATGTAGATAAGGGGATTAGAGAAAAAAGGTTGAAGTATGAGGATGGTCTGAACTTCATTGAGTCAGAGTTAAGGCGATCATTCAACAAAGGTGAGATCTTACAACCTTACAAGATTCAATTTAGTGTTGTTGCTGTTCGGACTGATGGTTCTAATATCTCTACTCAGTGGCCTAGCAGAAGAAATGATGGGGTCGTTCAATACATGAGAATGGTCCAAGCAGAAATAAATTATGTTAGAGAACATCTGATTAAACCTGAAGAGAGATCAGCCTTGGAGGCTATGTTTAATTTAAAATTCCATATAGGCCTGGGCTATAGTCAGGACTACTATATACCTATATATCCTGGAATGCAGAGCATATCACCATCTATAGGTGATTTAGTATCATATTGTAAGACCTGGCTTAGCAGCCCACACAAGTTTGTCTTCCATGAGGTTACAGGGAAGAAGGTGTTAGAACAATTTGAAACCAACGAGGAGTTGCATGTTAAGAAATATGACATCTCTCATCATCCCAGGAATTTTTTGTTAGTACAATGTGCTCTAGGTAGGAACTATATGCCTGCTACTATAGTATCAGATCAAATTGATACAAAAAATGCTTGTCTAGAATTATTAAATTTCAACCTAGAAGTGGTGTCACTTCAATTAGTGCTTGATATGGCTTACAAATACTTAAATATGGATAAGGCAGACTTATTAAGTTATTACTCATCTAAAATCAATTTTGAGATGACGCCTAATGTTAAGACACCTGGAACATTTAAATTACCTGCTTCACAGCTGAGAGATGAGTCAAAGATTTTACTGGAGTTGATTGGAAAGCATGAAAAAGGGTCATCATACAAAAAGAAAATAGAGAGTCTGGAAATTCGGAATCAATCAGTGCATAATGATTGTGTTGGGGTTATAACAAGAATTCTATCAGATTTAGAGATGAATATAGGTGACCCAACTAAATTTGATCAGGTCCCAACAAAACATACATATGTAGATACAATTCTTGATCGATTTTACAGGAACGAACTACAAAAGTATTTAATTGATATACTTAAAAAGACTAATGCATGGCACATTGGCCATATGATTCGGGATATCTCTGAGAGTCTCATTGCACATGCAGGTTTAAAGCGATCGAAGTATTGGTCAATACATGCTTATAATGATGGCAATGTAGTCTTGTGTATATTACCATCTAAATCCCTAGAGTCCGCAGGTTCCTTTATAAGGTTCATTACAGCATTTAGGTTAGGTCCTGGGTTAGTTGATGCTGGAAATTTAGATTCTATACTTACTGATGAGACGGGGAGTTGGGCATTTTCTAAGGTTATGAGTATAGATCTTAATAGGTTATTAGCATTAAATATATCTTTTGAAAAGGCATTAATTGCTACGGCAACATGGTTTCAATACTATACAGAAGATCAAGGTCAGTTCCCTCTCCAACATGCTCTCCGTTCTGTTTTTTCATATCTTAAGTTACTGTCTGTTTGCCAGAAAATGAAAATCTGTGCAATTTTTGACAATCTCCGTTACTTGATTCCAGCAGTAACATCATTATACTCTGGCTACCCATCCTTGATAGAAAATTTATTTGAAAGGCCATTTAAGAGTGCATTAGAAGTATATATCTACAACACTATAAAGAGCTTGTTGGTCGCATTAGCACAAAATAATAAGATAAGGTATTATTCTAAAGTGAGACTTTTAGGATTGACAGTTGATCAGTCAACAGTAGGGGCAAGTGGCATATATCCTTCTTTCTTGTCAAGAGTAATCTATAAGCATTATAAAAGCCTTATTTCAGAAGTAACTACCTGTTTCTTTCTTTTTGAAAAAGGTTTACATGGGAATGTCAATGAGGAAGCTAAAATTCATCTTGAGACAGTGGAATGGGCATTGAAATTTAGGGATAAGGAGGAAAAATATGGACCATATCTCGTTGAAAATGGTTACAGAATGCATGGATTTATACAGAATCCATCACTGGTTGAGCAACAATTGTACTGTCAGGATGTTGTTGAACTTGGAGCAATTGAATTAAACAATATTTTACTGTCTAAGACACAAGTTGTCGGGAATTCTATTATCAATAAGCACTGGAACTTACCATATTTCAGCCAAACACGGAATATTAGTCTTAAAGGGATGTCTGGGTCAATACAAGAAGATGGTCATTTGTCTTCATCAGTCACATTAATAGAGGCAATACGATATCTTCAAAATTCTAGACATAATCCTAGTCTATTACAGCTATATGAAGAAACACGTTCAGCAAAAGCTCAAGCTAGGATTGTGCGTAAATACCAGCGTACAGAAGCTGATAGAGGATTCTTTATTACAACCCTACCTACTAGATGTAGGCTTGAAGTTATTGAAGACTATTATGATGCCATTGCAAAGAATGTCCCTGAAGAATACATTTCATATGGAGGAGAAAGAAAAATTTTGAATATACAGCAAGCACTGGAAAAAGCATTACGCTGGGCTTCTGGTGAAAGTCATCTAGAACTGTCAACTGGTAAGATAATTCCCATGAAAAGGAAATTAATGTATGTGAGTGCTGATGCAACAAAGTGGTCACCAGGTGATAATTCTGCAAAGTTTCGAAGATTCACTGCATTATTGCATAATGGGTTGAGAGATGAAAAATTGAAAAATTGTGTCATTGATGCATTAATCAATATATATAAAACAGATTTTTTTATGTCAAGGAAATTAAAAAAATACATTTCCAGTATGGAAAAATTGGATGACCATGTAAAAGAATTCTTAGCATTTTTCCCTGATGGAAATTCAGGTGAAGTTCACGGAAACTGGCTACAAGGTAACTTAAATAAATGTTCATCATTATTTGCAGTTGGGATGTCATTATTGTTTAAAAGAGTATGGAAAGAGTTATTCCCTGAACTTGATTGTTTTTTTGAATTTGCACATCATTCTGATGACGGGTTGTTCATCTATGGTTATTTAGAACCAGTTGATGATGGCACAGATTGGTTTATATATGTGACACAGCAAATTCAAGCAGGACACCATCATTGGTTTAATGTCAACACTGAGATGTGGAAGTGTATGTTTAATCTTCATGAACATATTCTCTTGATGGGTTCTATCCGTGTATCCCCAAAGAAGACCACTGTATCCCCAACGAATGCAGAGTTTTTATCTACATTCTTTGAAGGTTGTGCTGTATCCATCCCCTTTATAAAGATATTACTCGGTTCGCTGTCTGACCTTCCAGGACTCGGTTACTTTGATGATTTAGCTGCAGCACAGAGCCGGTGTGTAAAAGCAATGGACATGGGAGCCAACCCACAAGTAGCACAGCTTGCTATCGGACTATGTACAAATAAAGTAGAACGACTTTATGGCACTGCACCGGGTATGGTCAATCATCCAGCCACATACTTAAGCGTGAAACATGAGGATACTCCTATACCATTGGGCGGAAATGGTGCAATGTCAATTATGGAGCTTTCAACATCAGGAATAGGTATGTCTGACAAAAACTTACTAAAGAAGGCATTAGTAGGATATCAACATAAACGGAAGAAACAAGATCAATACATTCTTGGCTTGTTTAAATTTTTGATGAATTTGAGTGATGAAACATTTAATCATGAAAGACTCGGTGAGTTTTCATTTACAGGTAAGGTACAGTGGAAGATCTTCACACCTAAAACAGAGTTCGAATTTTTTGACATGTATACACATAACTTCTTAGAAACATGGACAGACCAACATCCAACATATGATTATATCATTCCAAGACGAAGAGATAATTTATTAGTGTATTTAGTGAGGAAACTGAATGACCCTAGCATAGTAACAGCGATGACAATGCAATCACCCTTACAATTACGATTTAGAATGCAAGCCAAGCAACATATGAAGGTCTGTAAAATGAATGGAGAATGGGTTACTTTTCGGTCAATTTTGGTTTCTGCAGACGAATTTGCAAATCAGTACAAGCCTACACAGAGTGATCTTGATTTATTTAATACATTAACATCATGCACATTTTCAAAAGAGTATGCATGGAAAGATTTTTTAAATAATATAGAGTGTGAAGTTGTACCAGTTAAGCAGTTGCAGAGATCAAAGGTAGCTCGGGTTTTTACAGTGAGAGAAAAGGATCAGATTATTCAAAATTCAATTACCTCAGTTATAGGCTATAGATTTGCAACAACTGCTGATGAAATGTCTGATGTGATGGATTCTGCACGATTTCCAGATTCATTGGCATCTGATCTTAAAACCATGAGGGATGGTGTGTATAGGGAGTTAGGTCTTGATGTGAGTTTCCCAAGAGTTATGAAAAGAGTAGCACCCTTACTATACAAATCATCCAGGTCACGAGTCGTTATTGTTCAAGGGAATGTTGAAGGAACAGCTGAGGCAATATGCAGTTATTGGCTAAAAAGTATGTCACTTGTGAAAACCATAAAGATAACCCCACACAAGGAGGTATTGAAGGCAGTATCAATTTTCAATAGGAAGGAGGATATAGGTCAGCAAAGAGATCTAGCTGCTGTTAGACTGTGTATAGAGCTGTGGAGATGGGCTAAGGCTAATGGCGCACCTTATAGAGACTGGTTTCATTCACTATGGTTTGAGGATAAAACATTCGCAGACTGGATAGATAGATTCTCTCGTGTAGGTGTTCCACCAGTAGATCCTGAGATACAGTGTGCAGCCCTGATGATTGCAGATATAAAAGGAGATATGTCAGTTTTACAAGTTCAAGCAAATAGACGAGCTTATTCAGGTAAACAATATGATGCATATTGTGTTCAGACTTATAATGAAGAGACCAAGTTATATGAAGGTGACTTAAGAGTCACATTTAATTTTGGTGTAGATTGTGCGCGACTTGAAATCTTTTGGGATAAACAGACATACATTCTAGAGACATCTATAACTCAGAAGCATGTTCTTAAAATTATGATGGAGGAAGTGAGTAAAGAGCTAGTTAGATGTGGCATGAGATTTAAGACAGAGCAAGTCCAGTCAGCAAGAAATATGGTTCTTTTTAAAACAGAATCAGGTTTTGAATGGGGGAAACCTAATGTTCCTTGCATTGTATATCGACATTGTAATTTAAGGACTAGTCTAAGGACAACACATACAATTAATCACAAGTTTTTGATAACGCTGAGAGATGACGGTTTAAAGGCCATAGCACAATATGATGATGAAAGCCCACGATTTTTACTTGCACATGCTTTTCATACAATCAGAGATGTTCGATATCAAGCACTTGATTCTGTAGGTAACATTTGGTATGAGCATAAAGGTATAAAACTATACCTGAATCCAATAATCAACAGTGGTTTAATGGAAAACTTCATGAAAAGCATCCCTGCAGCTATACCACCTGCAGCATATTCATTAATTATGAAGAGGGCAAAGCTTTCAGTAGATCTATTTATGTTTAATGATCTTCTTAAATTGATAAACCCTAATAACACTTTAGATCTATCAGGAATAGAAATGAGTCCTGAGGGATTGAGTTTAGTTAGTAGTATGTCATCAAAATTGTGGTCAGAGGAGATGAGTTTAGTAGATGAGGATGAAGAATTAGATGATGAGTATACGATTGACTTAGATGATATAGATTTTGACAATATTGACTTTCAAGCAGATATTGAACACTTCTTGCAAGATGAAAGCATATATACTAGTGATTTATTAATCAGCACAGAAGAGACTGAGGTGAAGAAGATGCGAGGAATTGTGAAGATTCTTGAGCCTATTAAATTAATAAAGAGCTGGGTATCACGCGGGCTTTCTATTGAAAAAGTGTATAATCAAAAAAATATCATCTTGATGGCTAGATACCTTTCTAAAAATTTTAATTTTAGCAAATACCCTGTTATAAACTTAGATCCATATGATTTGACTGAATTAGAGGGCATTGTGAAAGGTTGGGGGGAACAAGTTGTTGACAATTTTAGAGAGTTAGATATACAGGCTCAAGCTTTAGTTAGAGAGAAAGGTGTTATACCTGAAGATGTACTGCCCGATTCATTGTTTTCTTTTAGGCATACAATGATACTCCTTCGACGATTGTTTCCTCAAGATACCTTATCCACTTTCTACTGATTGTATTTCTTCTTTTTCACTTTCCGGACCT